ACCTAGGGAGCGAAGAGACATGGAAGAAGGCGAATCCCTCCTACGGCATTACGATAACGAAGTCCGGCATGGAGGAGGACTGGAGACTAGCGCAGCAGTCGCCGCTCCAGCTCAACACCTTCAAGCGGTACCGCCTCAATATCTGGACGAGCTCGCTCGCGCGGTGGCTTCCGTACGCGAAGTGGGAAAGCTGTGGGACCAGTATCGACTGGGACTCGCTCAAGGGGCTGAAATGCTGGGGTGGCCTGGACTTAGCGAGCACGGAGGACATGAATGCTCTCACGCTTTTCTTTCCCGAGTTGTGCTTGCTGTACCCGATCTACTGGGCGCCATCGGAGATCTTACGAGCGCGCTCGCAACGGCAGATGCAGACCTACGACGAGTGGGTGAGTCGTGGCCTCATCTATATGACCGACAAGCCTACGGCTGATTACGAGGCAATTGAGGAGAAGGTGTGTGAGGTCAACCAGCACGTGAACCTCCAAGCGTTGGGCGTTGACAGGTGGAACTCGACTTACATCATCCAGCGCATGATGGACCGCGGTATCCCATGCGTGCAGTACGGGCAGGGTTACGGCGCGATGAACGCGCCTACAAAGCTCCTCTTGAAGTTCTGCTTGGACGGGAATCTGCGCCACCCAGATCACGGCGTGCTGAACTGGAACGCGGACAACGTCGTTGTGGAGACCAATCCGGCTGGGGATATCAAGCCCAACAAGAAGCGCTCGCTCGAGAAGATCGACGGGATCGTGGCCGGAGTAATGGGCATCGGGTTGTGGAATGCCGCAGAGGGCGGCGAGTCGGTGTACGATGATCGCGGTTTGACCATACTTGATTGAGGCATCATGAACATCATCTCGCGGTCTCTGGGCTGGCTGCGCTCCCGTATCGCCCTGGGCGGCCACGTCTCCACGTTCAACGAAGACCTGTTCACCAACCTGGTCCAGCCTACCGCGGCTGGTGTCAGTGTTGACTCTAACACCGCTACGAACTTGTCCGCGGTCTGGGCCGCGGTGAACATCTACTCGCAGACCCTCTCAACTCTCCCCACTTGCGTCTACAAGCAGCTCGATGCCTATGTCACTGAGGAGCGCTTCCGGCACCCAGTTGCGACTCTACTCGGCTCACGCCCCAACCCGTACATGACTTCGGCTGTGTTCACGCAGGCGCTTGAAGCGCATCGCTGGTTGTGGGGCAACGCATGCGCCGAGATTGAGTGGACGAAGGGCGGGACGCCTTACGCGCTTTGGCCCATTCACCCGCGTCGTGTGACACCAGTGATCAAGGACCGCGCGTTGGCGTACGATGTCGAGCAGCCTGACGGCGGGAAGGTGCGGCTCCCCTATGAGTCGATGTTCCACGTCCCGCTCTACACGACAGACGGGATCTGGGGCATTAGCCCTGTCGCGTACGCCCGACAGTCTCTTGGGCTATCGCTCGCCACGGAACTCTGCGGCGCTTCGTTCTTCGGGAATGGCGCGCGGCCTGGTGGAGTGCTGGAGCACCCGGGTGTCGTGAAGTTTCCCGACAAGCTGAAGCTGTCGTGGCAGGCCGCGCACGGCGGACCGGGTCGGATGCACCGAACCGCGCTGCTCGAGGAGGGCGTGAAGTACCGGGACATCGGCATCCCACCCGAAGACGCACAGTTCCTCGAGACCCGGCAGTTCCAGGTCTTGGAGATGGCGCGGTGGTTCAACCTGCCACCGCATCTCCTACGCGACCTGATGCGCGCTACTTACACGAACATCGAGCACCAGGGGCTGGAGTTCATCCGCTACAGCCTGCTCCCGTGCCTCGTGAAGTGGGAGCAGGAGGGAAAGAGGAAGCTCCTGATCGACGAGGACGAGTACCTGAAGTACAATGCCGATGAGTTGTACCGCGGTGATATGGAGACCCGGTACAGCGCGCAGGACAAGGCGTTGCGTGGCGGTTGGAAGTCCCTTGATGACGTGCGTCGAGAAGAGGGGTACAACCCCTTGCCTGATGGCAAGGGAAACATGTACCTCGTCCCGGTGAACATGATGCCTGTGGAGAGGATGCGCGATGGAAACAAGACTGCTGAGCCCGAGGGTGGAGTTGCGGGAGAAGGACAAGGCTAACGTGCTCGTGGGCACGCCGGTCGTGTACAACATGCGGTCGGAGCTGCTCTTTGGGTACTTCCACGAGTACATCCTGCCGCAGGCGTTTCGCGAGCATCTCGACGAGAACCCGGACGTGTTCGCCTGCGTGCAGCACGACGAGACTCGCGTGTTGGGGCGGCGTAGCGCTAACACGCTCCTGCTCGAAGACGGGGACGACGCGCTCCACTGCGAGATTATTCTCGACGACACCACGTACGCGGTGGACCTCATGAAGTCCGTCCGGCGTGGGGACATTCGCGGCATGTCCTTCTCCTTCGACGTCGTGACGGACGAGTGGCGGATGGTCGAGAGCATCCCGACTCGGACGGTGAAGAAGGCTCGGCTGTACGAGGTCAGCCCCGTCACGAACCCTGCGTACAACGACACCTCCGTGGCGCTCAAGCGCTGCAAGGAGTTCATCGAGAGTGGGGCGGCGTCTTTGTCGCTCCACAATGCCGATGACCTGCGGCGACTTCGCCAGCGCCTGAACGAGTGTTCACTCTAAAAGTTACCTTCAATTTTCGAGCGTTCGTCCGTATCTTCTAGTAGCAGGCGTTCGCGCCATTCACCTGTGACGTACCACTGGAGTACATATGTCCATCACTCTGATCAACAGCAAGAAGCAGGCGCGCGCCAAGCTGATTCACGACTCGCGCGCCATTTTGGACTCGGCCAAGGACGGCAAGCTGAACGCCGAGGAGCGGGCGAAGTGGGACCTCTACCAGGGCCAGATCGACGCCATTGGTGACGAGGTCAAGGTGTTGGAGCGCCAGCTCCAGCTCGAGCAGGACCTCACCGCCCCGGCTGGCCGCGTGACCGATGACCCGGCGCCGGGCAAGGGGAAGCGCAAGCGGCACCGGCACGCCACCCGCGGCTACAACCAGATGTTCCGCTACTGGGTTCGCAAGGGCACCCAGCAGGTCCTCCAGCAGCCCGAACACGCTCGTAACCTGGTCGCTGAGACCGACCTCCAGGCCGGCTACCTCACGCCGCCGATCCAGTGGCTCGCGTCGTTCAAGAACTTCGTGGACGACATCACGTGGATGCTGCAGAAGGCCACGGTGATCACCATCACCCAGGCCACCGGCATCGGCGCGCTCGCCCTCGAGACCGACGCGGACGACGCGACCTGGACCACGGAGCTCAAGACTGGTTCCGAGGACACTGGCCTTGCGTACGGCAAGCGCGAGCTCTCGCCGTATCCCCTGGCCAAGCGCATCAAGCTCTCCAACAAGCTGATCGACCTGGTCCCCGCCATCGAGGGGATCGTGAAGGAGCGGTTCGGCTACAAGTTCTCCACTACCAAGGAGAACGCCTTCATGACCGGCGACGGCAACAAGAAGCCGCTCGGTCTCTTCACTGCCGACGACAACGGCATCCCGACGTCCCGCGACATGGTGTGCGGGACCACCACGGCTCCGACCGCGGACAAGATGATCGACGTCCGGTACTCGCTCAAGCCCCAGTACCAGATGGGCGCCGAGTGGGTCTTCCACCGCCTCTTCGTCCGGGACCTCCGGAAGCTGAAGGACGGCAACGGCCAGTACCTCTGGGTGCCCGGCCTGAGCGCGACGAACCCCGACCGGTTCCTCGAGCTGCCGGTGAACCAGTCCGAGTTCGCGCCCTCGACGTTCACCACGGGCCAGTACGTCGGCCTGTTGGGGAACCTGAAGAACTACTGGGTCGTTCAGACCGGGAACACCCGTGTCCAGCGGCTCGATCAGCTGTACGCCGAGACCAACCAGACCGGCTACATCATGCGCGAAGAGTGCGACGCGCAGCCGGTCATCCCGGACTCCTTCACGCGCCTCAAGTTGGCGTAATCGGCGGAACGCCCACCGCCTTTTCCTTCGATCTACACCCTGAGGTACGCATGAACTGGAACTTCCTGAACGAGTGCAAGGTGGACGTGGTGCTCGGCACCCAGGCCGACGGCACGGGCACCCAGTCCTCGTCCATCATCGACATGTCTGGGTACGAAGACGTCACCTTCCTCGCCATCTTCGCGGACGTGGACGACACGGCTGTGCTCACCCTCCGGGCCCAGCAGGATGACGTGAACGACGCCGGCGGCATGGCGACTCTCACCGGCTCCGCCACCTTTACCGCTGGCGCGACGAAT